ACTTGCAAATGGAGGAACACCATATGTCTAGATCTGTAAATGAAGTTCTTTTCGGAGCGGTCAAGAACAAACTGCAAACGGCGCGCGAATCATATGCCGTATATCGATCCACAATGGAGGACTTGAACCAGCTGTTAAAGGATATGATCGACTATGCGGTAAAAAACAACTGGAACCTCCAAGAACCGTCCGATTATGACATTGAAGGTTATTTGTATGATGGCAAGCCGGAAATCGATGAGGTCATGAAAAAGATCATAGAGATGTTCGGGGTACCAGAGGGGAACTTTGAAATGGCCGGTTACATCAAAGACAAAGATGTCTACGCGCTCTTTGATGATCGCGGGACTGCTCGACTGCACGTTGGGGACATCGACAGGCTGGAAAGAATATACTTCCCCGCAGAATTGCACGTCGGAGATCGCGCGTGGAAAAAGGCCATGAACATTCTCGACAAAAAATATGCGGAAGCGAAAAAACTGCCGTTCGTCCGTGACCAGATGGCATGGGCACTGTATCACACATGGAAGGAGTTTGACGATGGAAAACGTTGCGACTGAAGAATTTATCAGCAGGACCGAGGCGCTGGAAGACTTTGAATCCTGCAACGCGGAAAATTCAAACTGGACACCTCAGAGGGTGAAAACGCTCCTGCTGCGCCAGACCGCCGCCGACGTTGCGGAGGTGGTGCGGTGCAAGGACTGCGACGCCTGGAAAAGAAACGTTGGCATTGTCGATAGCCCGAACGGACACTGTTTCGAGCACGATATTGATACAAACGGGCAGGCTTTCTGTAGCGCCCCAACTGAAGAATGAGCGGGCTGCGGTTTGAGAGCATGGCGGATATGCCGCCGAGAATGCGGGAGCTTTACGCGAGGCAGGCGGCCAGCGCTGCGGGTGCGCAGAAAACAGCGCAAAGCGCTGCGAAAACGCAGCAGAAATACAAAAATAGGAAGGCAGAGCGCGGCGCGGTGCGCTTCGGCAGCCAGAAAGAGGCGCGGCGGTACGACGAGCTGATGGTGATGCTCCGCGCGGAGATCATTACAGATCTGCGCTTGCAGCCGCAGTTTACGCTGCAGGAGAGCTATCTCACAGAAAACGGTCAGCGCATCCGCGCGATCCGCTACACGGCGGACTTTTCTTACCGATTCGGCGGAAAGCTGGTGGTGGAGGATGTAAAGTCCAAGCCCACGCGCACCAAGGAGTACCTGCGCAACAAAAAAATGATGCGATCCAAATACGGGATCGATATACAGGAGGTGTAGGGATGGCAGAGGATGAAAAGCGCTGCACGCTGCCGAAGTCGGCGCGGTGCTGCATGATGGAGTACGCGGGCGACGAGGCCTGCACGCACTGCGGATGGCAGCCGGAGGAGCGGGCACGCAGAAAGGCACTGCCGCTCACGGAGGATGAAAACGGCGTGCGGAGAAAGCACGTCGGGAAGGAGCAAACAGATGGCTGAAATCATGCAATATTTTGCCGTAGAGCTGGATTCGTTTGTAAATGAGTACAACGGAAAGCATTGGGATGTGGATTTCGTTGGAACGGAGTATCCACCGCGTATCGTGATGGAGCAGGCGACACCGCCTCTCTATAAGATCGAGGAGGACGGAAAACGGACGATCGAGCCGAATCCGACGGTACAGATCATCGGCAGGCCGGACTTGCAGGTCATAACGACCGGCAAACTCCAGATCAGCAAAAAAGATCTTACCAAGATGGTAAACGGCGCGGCAAATCTATTGGAGCTGTTCCTGCACGGGTTTATGCAGGAGCGCAAGGAGATCGAGGCGGCAAACAGCCGGGAAAACTGATTTTTTGATGGACTTATGCCTGCGCACTGTGCCATGAGGTGCGCAGGAGGGAGACCCGGCTTAAGGCTCCGGGCGCGGCAGCTGCAAAGGCCGCGCCCGGGTAAAAATGAGGAGTGGATAGTATGCCGACGATGATAACGATGCAGTGCGCACACTGTGGGAAGGTATTCCAGCGCGAGCTGCACAGGATGAATCATGCAAAAAAGTTTTATTGCAGCCAGACGTGCGCGGCAAAACAGGTGGCGCAGGATCGCAAGGGCGTTCCGTTCGAAAAGAAAAATTTCCAGACGCCGACGCGCATCCGGATCACGACAAGGATACCGGTATTCCAGAAGCTTCAGCCAAAGGTGGGCGCGGTGTATGATGCGCTGAAATTCGAGGCAAGGTACGGAGGACACGGAGGATATGTGATCGAGTCCGGCGGGAAGAAGATCAATGTGCGGCTGGACGAGGCCGTGGAGATATAACTGCACGCTGAACGCATGGCCGGAGGCTCCGGCCACGCTTTGAACGGGCAGAAAAAACAAAGGTGGGATACAGCATGCAATTTGAACAGGGAAGCCTATTTGACGACAACCCGGAGTACGACGCATTTACAGAGAAATTCAAGCCGAAAAAGACAACGGACGACTGCTATACACCGCCGCTCGTTTATGATGCAATCCGGGATTGGGCGTGCAGTGAGTATGGGATCGAACCGGCCTGCATCGTGCGGCCATTCTATTCGGGTGGGGACTATGAGCGTTTTGACTATCCGGACGGTTACGTCGTGCTGGACAACCCTCCTTTTTCGATTCTTTCAAAAATCTGCGAATTCTACATAGACAGAGGGATTGCGTTCTTTCTTTTTGCGCCGTCGCTCACGGTGTTTTCCGGGCGCTCGACTGTGCTGCGGACGAATCATATCATTTGCGATGCAGATATCACATACGAGAATGGCGCAGTAGTTCGCACGGCATTTATTACAAGCTATGGCGGGAACGTCGCGCAAACTGCACCAAAACTGCGCAAGGCAATCGAGCGGGCGATGCGGCAGATAAAGTCGGAGACGAAACGGGAGTTGCCGAAATATACATACCCAGATCATGTGCTTACGGCAGCCATGCTGCAGAAATATGCGCACTACGGTGTAGAGTTTGCGGTTAAACGCGAGGACTGCACACAGATTGCGAAGCTGGACAGCCAGCGGCCGATGGGGAAAACGATTTTCGGCGGAGGCCTACTGCTATCCGAGAAAGCTGCGGCAGAGAAAGCTGCGGCAGAGAAAGCTGCAGCAGAGAAAGCTGCAGCAGAGAAAACTGCGGCAGAGAAAGCTGCGGCACATATATGGGAATTATCAGAGCGCGAACGGCAAATTGTCGCAAGCCTCGGAAAATAAGACAGGGAGGGAGAAATTATGGCAAAGAGATGCAAACGCCGGATATTTGCCGGGGCGGTATGCACGCAGATCGTTTACAACGTGAGCGAACAGGCGGATATCAAGAGCAGCAAGCCGCGAAAGCCGCGCTTCCAGACGCAGGCGGAGCGCGATGAATTCAACAGCAAGCAATCGCTGGATCGGCTCGTTGCGCTGATGAACGCCAATTTCACGCCCACAAGCCTGTATTCCACCCTGACATTGGATGCAGAAAACGAGGTACATACCGCAGAGGAAATGCGCAGAGTGCGCGACAACCTTGTGCGCCGCATGCAGTATCACTATCCGGAGGCAAAAATCGTTGCTTTCTACGGAAGAGGGAAAACAACCAACCGCTTCCATTTGCACCTGGTAACAGAGAGGATCCCGGAAGAAGCCATCGGCGGGCTTTGGGGGCTTGGCAGCGTGATCGAGGTTCGGAACCTGCGAAAGCACAACTATTATATAGATGAGCAGGGAAACAAGGTCGACCACGGCCAGGACTACACAGCACTTGCCAGCTACCTGCATGCGCACTGGAGAAAAGAATTCGGCGGCCACCGGTACAAGGCGACGCGAAATTGTATCCGCCCAGAGCCGGAACCTGCGACCGAGGCCGTGCGCGAGTACAGCCCAAAGCATCCGCCCGTCGCCCCGCGAGGTTACATCCTCGTAGAGGCCCGGACGACAAAGTACGGGTATCAATATTATAAGTATGTAGTCGACCCAAGATCAGAGCACAAGCGGAACGGGAGCCGCTTAAATTAAGCCTTGTATATGCGTAAGGTTTTAGAACGAAGCAGGAAGGAAGTGGGAAAGTGTCAAAGCCGAGATACTGGTGGTACGGGAATGTCTGCCGCACCATCGGCGAATACCCGAAACTGAGCCGACAGGTTCGGGATATGAGCCGACAGAAGATCACACCGGGATATTCCTCACAACCAGGCGGGCAATCCTCCGGCCGCGCCGTCGAGGACATTGCGGTGCGCGTCCTGTCCTCACGGGAGTACGCGGACTACACGGCGATCCAGTCCGCCATCAACACCGTGCAGACCTGGCGGGACGGCGGCGATGTGCTGGAGATCGTGCGCCTGCATACATGGATCTGGCCGCGCGAGAGTCTGGAGTCCGCTGCCAGACAGGTGCACGTGAGCACATCCACGGCCAAGCGGATGTACAGCCGCTTTGTCTACGAGGCAGCGCGGGCAATGGGCTACCGCAAAAGTTGAGCTAACAGAGCCTAAAATCTGTGCTACAGTGATAGCGTGAAGAATTGGAGGGAACAGGATGCAGCCATGGGCCGCGAGCTTTTACGCATCCGCGCGCTGGAAGAAATGCCGCGCCGGGTATATCAAGTTCCGCCGGACCATCGATGGCGGGCTGTGCGAGGAGTGCCGGGACAAGCCGGGCTACATCGTCCACCACAAGCGGGCGCTCACGCCGGACAACATCACCGACCCGGATATCAGCCTGTCCTACTCCAACCTCGAGTTCGTCTGTAAGGACTGCCACGATCAGTTTGACGGGCACGGAGTCGCAAAATCTCTGACGCAAAAAATTTTCTTCGACGCCGTCGGAGACCCGATCCCCCCGTCGCGCGAGGCCGGGGCGCCGGCTAGATCACCGTGCGCCCCACCTCGGAAGAATACGCAGGCCGTTCGCGAGGCCCCCCTACAAAAGCGCGGCGATAAGTAATCTACGCGCACGCGCGGATAGACGGCAAAAATCACGCGAAAAGGAGGCGGTTTTTGTGGCGAACAGGCAGGAAAAGACAAAGGAACAGCGTATCCGCGCCGAGAAGACAAGACTCCGGAGGATCTACAAGCTTCTGCCGAAGGAAGCGGCCGGGACCGTCGCGGGACTCATCGATCAGGCAGCCTTTATGCGCATCGAGTGCGAGGATATGGCGGACGACCTGCGGGAAAACGGCTGGACGGAGAAATTCCAGCAGTCAGAGCGGCTCGAGCCCTATGACCGCGCCCGGCCGATCGGGCAGGCGTACAACTCCACGAACGCGAATTATCAGAAAATCATCAAGCAGCTGACCGCGCTCCTGCCGAAGCCGGACACCGCGCAGAAGCAGGAGGACGACGGCTTTGGATCCTTCGTCCGGGAGCGTGACGAGGCATGAAGCTCACGCGCTACCCGGAGACCTACAACCCCATCCTCGAGTATTGGGATGCGATCCAGTCGGGCCGCGAGACTGCCAGCCTGAAAGTGCAGAAGACCTACAGGCACGTGGTGGAGCAGCTGGAAAACACAGATTCCGAGTTTTATTATTCCCCGCGCCGGGCAAACCACGTCCTCGAATTTTTTGAAAACTACTGCCACCACTCCAAGGGCAAGGCGGGCGGCCAGCTCGTCCGGCTGGAGCTATGGGAAAAAGCGCTGCTGGCGACTGTCTTCGGGTTTATCGACATCGAGGGAAACCGGCAGTACCGCGAAGCGATCCTCATTGTCGGCAAGAAAAACGGAAAGTCGCTGCTTGCGTCAGGCGTCGGCCTGTATCTACAGACGGCGGACGGCGAGGCTGGCCCGGAGGTTTACGCCGTGGCCACCAAGCGAGACCAGGCGAAGATCATCTGGCAGGAAGCAAAGCGGATGGTCAAGAAGTCCCCGGCGCTCTGCCGCCGGATGCGCAGTCTGGTTGCTGAGCTGGACAGCGATTTCAACGACGGCGTTTTCAAGCCGCTGGCCTCTGACAGTGACACCCTCGACGGCCTCAACATCCACGGGGCCATGATGGATGAGATCCACCAGTGGAAGAGCGGGCGCGCACTGTACGACATTATCGCCGACGGCGTGACGGCCCGTGAGCAGCCGCTGATCTTTATCACCTCCACCGCGGGCACCATCCGCGAGGACATCTACGACGAAAAATACGAAGAAGCCGAGCGCATCATCAACGGCTACGAAGATCCGGACGGGTACCACGACCCGCGCCGGATCGCGTTTATTTACGAGCTCGACAAACGCAGCGAGTGGACCGACCAGGACTGCTGGAAAAAGGCAAATCCGGGCCTCGGGACGATCAAGTCCTACACTGCCCTCAAAGAGCGGGTCGAGCGGGCGGAGAAAAACCCGGCCCTCGTCCGCAACCTCGTCTGCAAGGATTTCAACATCCGCGAGACCTCCAGCGAAGCCTGGCTCAATTTTGAGCAGCTGGACAATCGCGACACCTTCCAGCTCGACAAGGAAAACCGCCGTCTGATCTGGCAGCACCACATGGCGGACGGCAAGACGCAGGAGCGCGTGCTTCCCTACCCGCGATACGGAATCGGCGGGGCCGACCTATCCAAGACAACCGACCTCACAGCGGGCAAGGTGATCTTCCAGGTACCGGAGCTGCCGGACATCCTGTTTGTGCTCTCCATGTACTGGCTGCCGCAGGATCTCTTGGAGAAACGCGTAACGGAGGACAAGATCCCATACGACAAGTGGCACGAGCGCGGGCTGCTACGATTGTCCGAGGGAAACAAGATCCGCTATGAGGATGTAAAAGCATGGTTTATCGAGGTACAGGAAGACCTCGATATTTTTATCCCCTTTATCGGCTACGACGCATGGTCGGCGTCTTATTGGACGGACAGCATGGCGGACTACTTTGGAGCAGAGGCCATGATTCCCGTACATCAGGGCGTGAAAACGCTTTCCGAGCCGATGAAGCGCTGCGGGAACGATCTGGAGTCAAAGCGGATCGTCTACAACAACAACCCGATTGACAAGTGGTGCATGGCAAATACCGCCTACGACGAGGACAAAAACGGAAATATCCAGCCGCACAAAACGAGCAAGTCCACGCGCCGCATTGACGGAACGGCGGCCCTGCTCGATGCATACACGATCTACGATCAGAAGCAGGCAGAATACACAAGTATGCTCTAGGAGTGAGACAATGGGATTTTTTAAAAACCTCCTGACAAATATCACGACCACCAAGCGCGTTTCGACCGTGCAGATGGTGCAGGAACGCGGGAATGGCTTTTACAGCTACAACGGAAAAATGTATCAGTCCGATATCGTCCGCGCCTGCATCCGGCCCAAGATCAAGGCCATCGGCAAGCTGACAGCAAAGCACATCCGGGAGACCATCACCGCCCAGACGCGGAAGATCGCCGTCAACCCGGAGCCGTACATCCGGTTCCTGCTTGAGGAACCGAACCAGTACATGACAGGCCAGCTGCTGCAGGAGAAGCTGGCCGCGCAGCTGGTCCTCAACAACAACGCCTTCGCCGTGATCCTGCGGGATGAAAATGGCCTGCCGAACGCCATTTTCCCGGTCGCGGCCATGCAGGCCGACGCCGTATACGACGCAGGCGGAAACCTGTACCTGAAATTTTACATGCAGAACGGCAATGTGCTGACGTTTCCCTATGACGACATCATCCACCTGCGCGGGGATTTTTACGAAAACGACATCTTCGGCGACCCCATTGCTCCGGCCATTGTGCCGCTCATGGAGATCGTCACCACGACGGACCAGGGCATTGTAAAGGCCATCCGGAATAGCGCCGTGATTCGCTGGCTGCTGATGTTCGCCGCGTCCATGCGCCCGGAAGACGTGAAGCAGCGCGCGCAGGACTTCGCGGACAGTTTCCTGAACGTGACTAACGGCACGGGCGTTGCAGCAGTAGACGCAAAGGCAGAGGCGAAGCAGATTGACCCGAAGGATTACGTCCCGAACGCCGCCCAGATGGACAAAACCACGCAGCGCATCTACGCCCTGTTTAACACCAACCCGCATATCGTCACGTCGATCGCGACGGAGGATGAACAGAGCGCGTATTTTGACGCCGAGATCGAGCCGGTGCTGAAGCAGCTCAGCGGCGAGTACACCCGCAAGCTATTCTCCCGGCGCGAGCGCGGCTGCGGGAATCGCATCGTATTCGAGGCCTCCGCGTGGGACTTCGCGTCGACATCGACAAAGCTCAATCTCTTGCAGCTGGTCGACCGAGGCGCGCTGACGCCGAATGAATGGCGGCGCGCATTCAACCTAGCGCCGGTAGACGGCGGGGACAAGCCCATCCGCAGACTTGACACGCAGCCGGTCGACCGGAACGCCACGCAGAAAGGAGATGAAACCACATGAAAATCAGCATCCGCGGGCCGATCGTATCCAGCAACCAGCACCGCTTTTACCAGTGGTACGGTATGGAGGCGACAAGCCCAAAATCCGTAGCCGACACGCTTGCCAAGGGAAACGGCGAGCGGGCCGAAGTCGAGATCAATTCCGGCGGCGGAGAGATCTTCGCCGCAAGCGAGATCTATACCGCCCTGCGCAGCTACGCAGGCGGTGTCCACATCCGCATTGTAGGCCTCGCAGCCTCGGCCGCGTCCATCATCGCCATGGCGGGAGAATCAGAAATGACGCCAACCGGCATGATGATGATCCACAACGTCCAGTCCAGCGCCGTCGGCGACTACCGCCAGATGGAGCACACCGCCGGTGTCCTGCGCGACGCCAACCACGCCATTATCTCGGCCTACGTCGCCAAGACCGGCAGGCCGGAGGCGGAGATTGCCGCCATGATGGACGCAGAAACATGGATCACAGCGGAGCGGGCCGTAGAGCTCGGCCTCGTCGACCGCGTGATGCAGCCGGATACCGGCCAGAAACCGCTGGCAGCGGATTTTTATTCCGGCATGCTCAGCGAAGACGCGCTCCGGCGCGCGGAAAACTTTTTAAAAGGTCAGGCCGCAGAGCCTGATTTTTTTATGCCCGAACGGGCGCAGGCAGAAGCAAAACTGAAATTTTTAAAACTCAAAGGAGAATTGAAATGACAAAGGAAATTTACAACATCCAGCGCCAGAAGCTCATGGACGACGCCCAGAAGCTGCTGGACGAAAGCAAGACCGCAGAGGCGCAGGCCAAGATGAAGGAAGTCGAGGCCCTCGACGCCAAGTTTGAGGAGGAAGCCAAGATCCAGGCGAACCTCAACGCACTTGCGGGTCAGAAAGTCGCGGCCCCGGCTGCGGCGGCACAGTCCGTCGACCTGTCCGGCACGGCAAAGACTCCGGACGTGCTCGACCGGTACGACACCGACGAGTACAAGAAAGCCTTTATGAACTACGTCCTGACCGGCAAGAAGATCCCGACGGAGCTGACCAATGTGGACGCAAACACCAAGACCTCCGACGTCGGCAGCGTCATCCCGACCACGACCATCCAAAAGATCTACGAGAAGATGGAAGCCATCGGCATGATCCTGCCGCGCGTGACGCACACGTCCTACGCGGGCGGCGTCCAGGTCCCGACCAGCTCGGCCAAGCCGACGGCCTCCTGGGTCGCCGAGGGCGAGGGCTCTGACAAGCAGAAGACTTCGACCGGCAAGATCGTCTTTGCGTACCACAAGCTGCGCTGCGCGATCTCCATGTCGCTGGAAGTTTCCATCATGGCATACCCGATGTTCGAGGCACAGTTTGTTTGGAACGTCGCAAATGCGATGGTAAAGGCGAAGGAACAGGCCATCATCAACGGCACCGGTTCCGGCCAGCCGAAGGGAATCCTTGCGGAGACCGCCCCGACCGGCCAGAACATCGACATTGCCGCCGCGACAACTGCTCTGACCTACAAGGATCTGTGCAAGGCCGAAGCTGCGCTGCCGCAGGCATATGACGGCGCGGTCTGGTTCATGTCCAAGAAGACCTTCGAGACGCAGATCGTCGGCATGGTAGACAACAACGGCCAGCCCGTCGCGCGCGTCAACTACGGCATCAACGGCAAGCCTGTCAACTACATCCTCGGCCGCGAGGTCATCCTGACCGGCGACTACCTGCCGGCCTTTGCGGAGTCGGTCACGGCCGACACCGTCTTCGCCTTTATGTTCGATCCGGCGTACTACCTCTGGAACGAGAACATGGGCATGACGGTAAAGCGCTACACCGACGAGAACACCGACGACGAGGTCACAAAGGCCATCGAGATCGCCGACGGCGCGTGCGCCGACGTCAACAGCCTCGTCACGCTGACCAAGAAGAAAGCCTGACGGCGCGCGGCCAACAGGGAGGGATGACCATTGGCTTTGATCAACGTTGCAAAAACCGCCCTGCGGCTGACCACAAACGCCCTTGACGACGAGCTCGCCGACGAGATCGACGCCTGCCTCCTGCGCCTGCACCTTGCGGGCGCGGAGGGGGCGGACGAAGACCCGCTGGTAAAAGACGCCGTCCGAGCCTTTGTCCGCTGGCAGCATGACTTCTGCGGCCGCGGCGAGGAATGGAAGAACTGCTTCGCAGATATCCGCGACGCCATGGGACTCTCGGACGATTACCGGGCAGCCACAGCCAGCGGCGGAACAGGAGGCGCGTGCTGTGATCTTTGATACGCAAATCACGCTGCGCCTGCTCTCCTACCCTATCATCAACGGCCAGACGGCGGAAAAGCTCGAGCGGGAGACCACCGTCTGGGCTGCCCGCAAGTCCGTAAACCGCGCCGAGTATTATCAGGCCGCGCAAGCCGGCAAGCGCACGGACGCAATTTTCCGCATGCACAGCGCGGAATACGGAGGCGAGCAGCAGATCGTCTGCGGCTCCGACGTATTTGACGTCGTCCGCAGCTACGGGCAGGAAACAGAGGAAATCGAGCTGACCTGCAAACGGAGGGACGGCGCATGATGATCTATGAGGCGCTATCAAGCCTGGGCGTACCGGTCTGCCACCCGCCATACAAGGGCGGAGAAGAAACTTACATCACCTATCAGCTGCTCGGCCAGTCAGGACAGATCTATGCCGAGGGCGGCGAGGCCGAGACCGGCGTGCAGTACGCTGTTTCCATCTTTGCCGAGGGATTTGCCGCAGAACTTTTAAAGCGCGTAAAAGCCAAACTGGAGGCCGCAGGCTACATCGCCACCGTCGACATGGAAACCTACGACAAGGAAACAGGCCGCACGCAGATCGCGCTCATAGCCGAAACGGAGGGCGCGGAATATGGCTAAAATCTCGTTTTCAGGCACGGATGAGCTCATGGCGACGCTCCAAAAGGCCAGCGCATTTGATGACGAAACGCAGCAGGAGCTTTTATATGCCGCCGGGGATATCATCGTCGAGGAGCTGCAAAATGCCGTCCGGGCGAGCGGGTTCCGAACGGAAGCCTACGCCTCCAGCGTGAAATACCGCAAAACCATCAAGCAGGACAAAAACGGAGATCCGTATATCACCATCACGGCAGTCGGAAAAAACGAGCACGGAACGCGCAGAGCTACCGTGCTTTTTGTTTTGAATTACGGCCGCAGTGCGGAATACGGAAAAATCAACGGGACTTATTTCTGGACAAAGGGTGTCCGCAACGCGAAAAAGCGCGTCGACGCGGAACTCGAAAAAATCCTCACACAAAAGCTGAAAGAAAGGGGCTTACTGTAATGCCTAGTTTTGACTTACGCGGCATCCGGGCGGGAAAGTATAAAAACACGTCCGGCACCGTGACCTACACAGAGCCGACCGACGTCGGCGACGCCATGAGCGCGCAGCTGGAACTCAAGTTCGCCGAGGGACGCCTGTACGCAGAATCCAAGCTTGCCGAATATATCAAGCTTGCCACCGGCGGCACGATTTCGCTGGCTGTCAAATACATCAAAAAGGCCGCACAGGCCATGCTCTACGGCTGCACATCCGATACGAGCAAGGAAAATCTGAAATTCTCGGCAAAAGACATCGCAAACTATGTCGGCGTCGGCTTTTACGCGCCGGATAAAATCGACGGTGTGACCAAATACACCTGCGTCTGGGTGCCGAAAGCGCTGTTCGGCCCGCCCTCGCTGAGCTACCAGACCAAGGGCGAGAACATCCAGTTCAACACGCCAACCACGACCGGCGAATTCCTCGCGGACGATTCCGCCGACGAGCTGCTGCTCGAGACAGAGGCCGTCGACACCGCGGCGGAGGCCGTTGCCTGGATCAAGGGAAAGTTGGGTGAGACCTGATGGAGACGACCAAGCCGAAAACCGTAGACTATGAGTACGAGGGCCAAAAATACAGGCTCACATGCAACATGGCGGTAATTGGCGACGTGCAGGAGGCGTATAACGGGAAGCTTCTGCAAGCGCTCAACCAAACCGGAGGGTACAAGAGCACGCTCACATTTTTGGCGGCCATGCTGACAGATGCGGCGGACTCTCAGGGGATCAAGGACGAGTACGGCCTACCGTTGGTGTTTACCGCGCGGGAGGTAGGCCGCAAGCTCACGCTGCGGGAGGTAAACGAAGTCGGACGGCAGATCTGGCCGCTGATTGAGGATGCGGTAATGGGCAAGCAGGACGACGCCGCGCAGGAGGGCACCCAAAAAAACTGACACAGCCGGGGGGATCAAAGCGAGAAGGCATTGATTTCCCCGGCTATCTCGCGTTCTGGCTCTTCCGGATGCGCCTGCCGGAGCGGGACTTTTGGAAAAACATGACGCCGCATCGGATCAATCTGCTATTGGAGGCTTTGGAACCGCCGGAAAAGCAGGAGGAGCCGAAGAGCCTGGCGGCATATCTCAGCGGAGGGACATAATATGCCAAATATCAGCACGAAATTTACGCTATCGGGCGAAAAAGAGTATAAACAGGCGCTGTCGGAGATCGGAAACGGTATGCGCGTGCTGGACTCCGAGATGCGCAAGGTGCAGTCCGCTTATGCGAAGAACGCAGACAGCGTAGAGTCACTGGCTGCGCAGAATGATGTACTTGAGCGTAAAATCTTATCGCAAACAGAAAAAATCGAATATCTCAAGGCCGCTTTGCAGCAGTCCGCAGAGAAATACGGCGAATCGGACAAGCGAACGATGCAGTGGCAGACGAGCCTCAACAATGCCGAAGCAGAGCTGAACAACCTCAACAACAAACTGGATGAGAACAAGGAGAAAATTGAAGAATCCGGGAAAGAGACAGGGAATCTCGGCGACGTTGTGAGCGGGCTTACAGAAAAGTTTGGGATAAAGCTGCCGGAGGGGATGCAGAAAAGCATGAACTCCATGGGAAGCTTGAACACAACATCTGTAAAAATTGCAGGCGGATTCGTGGCGCTGGCCGTAGCCATCGCAAAAGTAGAGAAAGCGCTGATACAAATGACGCGCGAATCGGCGGAGGCCGCAGACGACATAGTGACGCTCAGCTCCGTGACCGGAATGTCGACCGATTCCATACAGGAACTCAATTACATGGCCGATCTTACGGACGTGTCCCTGGATCGCATCCGCGACAGCCTCAAGGAAACCACCAACAAAATGCAGGAAGCCGCGACGGGCACAGGCGACGCCTACGAGGCGTACAACAAGCTCGGCGTGGAGATCACCGACGTGGACGGCCAGCTGCGCAGCGCGGAGGACGTGTTTTATGACACGATTGACGCCCTCGGCGAAATGAAAAACAAGACCGAGCGGGACGCACTGGCGATGGACCTCATGTCCGAGTCTGCGCAGGAGCTGAATCCGCTGATTGAGATCGGCAGCGACGGCCTCAAGCAGTACGCCCAGGAGGCGCACAGCATGGGCTACGTGCTCGATAATGAGGCGCTGACGGCGCTTACCGAGGTAGACGACGCATACCAGCGACTGCAAAAATCGCAGGAGGGCGCGAAGAATCAGCTTTCTGCTGAGTTCGCGCCGTATCTCACGGAGTTTTATGAGAAGATCACGAAGCTTATCAGGGACGGCGGACAGGCGCTCAAGGACTCTGGCCTTGTGGACTCCTTTGGTATGCTGCTGGAGACTGTGGGCGACATTATCGCGCCTACAGACCAGCTCTCGTCGGATACCGTGCCCAAGCTCACGGAGGCGCTTCGGCCGCTGGCCGAGATCATGGCGGGCATCGCAGACACCATTGACTTTATCAGCGGTGCGGCGACCGTCCTCACGACCGGTATATGGGACTGGGATAAGTGGTCGGGCGGCTGGAAGCAGATGGGCAAGGCTGCGGGCTTCGGCTATTCCTACGGCAACGGCAACAACACGCAGACACTCAAGGAAAAATGGGAGCAGGCCGACGTCAACCGGGCGACCAGCGCGAACGGCTACGGCCAGTATTACGCAAACGGAAAGTGGTATTCCAATTATGAGAGCTACCTCCGCGACGAATGGGAAAAGTCCGGGACAGGAACTACCTTTGAGTATTGGAAAATGCAGAAGGGCTATAACGCCTCCGGCACGGACTACTGGCGAGGTGGGCGGACGCTGATCGGCGAGTACGGCCCGGAGGAAGTTGTGCTGCCGCAGGGCACGCGCATCCTGACGGCGCAGGAAACCAGGCAGGCGTCGGGAGGCGATACATTTTACATCACAATCCCGGCCAATACGGTAAAGGAATTCAACGATATCGTAAACATCGCGCGAAATAAGCGAAGAACGGACAGAATGGGGATGGATAAGGAATGAGTATAACACAAAGGCTCTACTCCAAGGCCTTCGCGTTTCTTGACTCCGACAACCGAGGATCGAATGTGCATACTGGTTCGCAAGTAACACTTAGGACATATGAGAGCCGGCTCCTTGTAAAGTTCGAGAGCCTGCCGGATCAATTTAGGTTTAAACGGATATCTGGTGCGCAACTGTTCTTTTATTTCTTGGCAACCGAGGGTTCCTATGACTGGTATGATGCGCATGCAAACACAAAGGAATTTGACGAAAAAACTGTAACGTGGGGAACATGGAACGAGACTGGTTACAATCTCGTATTCCAGCGTAAGGGCGTTGGGAACGCCCCGGTATGGGTAGAGTTCCCTTCCGCATCAATCTTATTTGGTGACGCTGTTACCTACGGTATAAGATTGCAATCTTCTCTTCTTAATGCTAAGCCATTTACCGTACAGACGAGCGGTGCAAACAGACCGTACCTCGTATTGACAATAGATGAAAGCGCCACAGCGGATACGCTGAATATATCAAGTATGTCGCCCAATGCCGGAGCGATTGACAAGTATCACGATGTTCTTTTCACGTGGAACTCAACAGCCCCATACCCATGTGCTCCGAGACTCGTCCAAGCCTCTGCAACTTTTCAGTGGCGCACAGGTCCTAGCGGAACGATCCATTCACACAGCGTCTCCGGAAACACGAACAGTTTCACCGTCCCAGCAAAAACTTTTACAGGGACGAGTGTCCAATGGCGGATCGTTGTGACTGCAAATAGCGGAAAAACAACGACATCGGACTGGATTGAACTGTCCACGGAGGACTCGATGCCATCGGCCGTCGCCCTGTCCCCAAATGGGGAGGTCGTTGACAACAGAGCCAGCACCATATTCCGCTGGTCGCACATCATCACGACAGGCACGGCGCAGACAAAAGCCGACCTGCAAATATCCGCAGATCGGCAGACATGGACGGATCTTGCAACCGTTACGGGCGAAGATCAGACGTACACAGCCCCCGCCAATACGCTCGGATCTGGGACGAAGTTCTGGCGTGTGCGCACCTACAATACCGATGGCGTTGCCTCTGAATGGAGCGACGCAGCGCAGTTTATCTGTGTCGGCGCTCCGGCGGCTCCGGCGGTTTCAATCAAGTCGCAGTCTCCGCGCCCGGTTATCGGCTGGCAATCATCGGAACAGCTGGCCTACCAGGTAGAAATCGATGGCGTTTACAGCTCCGGCACGTACTACGGCACGGACAAAACATGGACAGCGCCGATGTACCTTGCAGATGGTGAATACATTGTGCGCGTCCGCGTGCAAAACGAATACGCCATGTGGTCGCCATGGGGATCGGCGGCGCTGCAAGTCGCCAACACCGCGGGACCGGCAATCAATCTGACGGCAGAGGCCGGGGACACAGTGCGTCTCTCCTGGAGCGCTGCTGGGGGGTATCACTACAACTTTTACCTGATATACCGCAACGGAAAGCTCATTGCAAAAACACAGGAGCTAACATACACGGATCTGCGCTCTATCGGCAGCGTCAGCTACCAGGTGCGCGGGTGCTTTGATACAAGCTCCAATTACCGTCTGTCCAACACAGTGGCGGTGACGGCATCCGTGCCGTGCGTGACGCTGATCGACCTTGACTCCGGGGACGTGCTGCCGCTTCCCTACTCGGCCAGCACGCACCGCACGACGGGGCAAAATCTGAGTCGGAACGTACAGTCCGTGCAGCTTGCCGGGCGGCGATATCCGACGATAGAGCGCAGTATGCACTATGCGGAGACGATATCGGTTGCGTGCGCATTCCGTGAGGCGGAGGACTGCGCGGCGCTTGAGGCGCTTGTTGGAAAGATGGTCGCGGTAAAAACGCCGGAGGGCAAGATGGTGAGCGGGTGCCTCTCGGTGCTTGCGGCCACTGCGGACGGCGGATTTTACACGACGTATCAGTTCGATGTGGAACAGGCGGACGTGGAGGAGGTAGTGGACATTGATTCGTGATGTAGCGTACAAGATCAATGTGCTTCGCGGCGGCGCGGAGTTCAAACAGCTTTCGTGGGCGGCAGACGCCGCCCCGAATGTCTACGTCCGCAAGGGCTCGGAGATCAAGGGCAGTTTGTCGGCGGAGGTTTATCCGGATGCCGACGTTGATCTGCTGTCCGACGAGCTGCAACCCGTTCTTGTACTCGACGGAGCCGAGACACCGCTCGGCGTATTTCAGGCGACCACAGTCGAGGAGATCATGGACGCATACGGGCGGCGGCTCCGGATCGAGGCATACGATCGCTGCTGGCGCGTTCAGCAGAGCCGCACGGAGGGCCTCTATCACATCGCCGCGAATACGCCGTACCTGACGGCGGTGCAGCAGCTGCTTACGGCGGCGGGCATCAAGCTTGTGCTGGCCGTGCCGTCCTCGGCGGTTCTGGCGACGGATCGCGAGGACTGGGACACCGGAACGGACTACCTGACGATCTGCAACCAACTGCTGGAGGAGATCAACTACAATCCGATATGGTTCGACGGCCGCGGCATCTGCCACTTGGAGCCGTACAAAGCGCCGACCGGCGGCAGGATCGATCACGCATACAGCAGCACAGATCTGAAGCTTGCACCGATCACAGACGACCACACGCAGGAGATAGACCTATTTGACGCGCCGAATGTTTTTGTGCGGATCTGCTCAAATCCTGACAGAGGCGCGCCGCTGACGGCGACTGCCGTCAACGACTCCCCTACCTCCAGCACGTCCACTTTCCGGCGCGGGCTGCGCATCGTTGACGTCGCAAAGGTAAACAACGTGGCCAGTCAGGACGAGCTTCAGGAGCTGGTAAACCGGCTGCGCAACGAGTCCATGCATGCAACCAAGACGATCACCTTTTACACGCTGGCGACAGGCGGCCATGGAGTCGGGGATATCGTATCGATCGACGATCCGGACATCGGCGGAATATGGGAAGAGACTGAGTGGTCGCTCACAATGGCCGTCGGCGAGCTGATGCAGCACACTGCGCGAAGGGTGGTGATCGCGTGATGGGCCTCACAGAATATGCTGCAAAAGCAGTGCCGGAGCCGGAGCGCATCGCACTAGCGACTGTGGCAGCCAAGTACGCGGACGGGCTATCGCTGATCTTTGACGGGCAGGACGCCGCGACGACGAAGCACTACAAATGCAACACGGCGGTGACCTTTGCGGCTGGGAGCCGCGTCGTCTGCCTGCGGATCTCCGGCAGCTGGGTCGTGGCGTTTGCTTTTGGAAATCCGGCATGACGGTGCCAGACTTGGACACCGAGAAGGGAGAAATCATATGATTACAGTCAATGCAAGCAGGCGTGAGCCGATCTGTCTGCGGCATCAGGGCGAAAACGACGCGATGCGGGTAGCCTTCCCTCTTTCAGCTTTTGAGGCAGACTGGCCGGGCGGCACACCTTTGCTGCTAGTCCAGCGTCCGCGCTCCAGCAGGGACGCGGAGGCGTACCCCGTGGCGCTTTCCGTGGACGGCCACACAGCGTATTGGACGGTCAGCGCATCGGACGTCGAATACTCCGGATATGGCAAGGTGCAGCTCCAGTGGCGCGTAGAGGACGTTCTTGTGAAATCCTGCATCTATGACACGGTGTGCGTTCCGTCGCTCCATGCAGGCGCGGAGCCGCCTGACGAGCCGGCCAAGCGCTGGTTCGATGCGATTCAGGCGCAGATCGGCAATCTGAACGACCTGACAACAAAGGCAAAGGATAACCTTGTTGCGGCCATCAACGAAGCGGCACGATCCGGCGGAGGCTCCGGAGGAGCGGGCACCATCGATATGCGCGTCGCGGATGGCTACATCCAGTACAGCAACGACGATGGCGCGACGTGGGCAAACCTCATTGCCATTGCCGATCTCAAGGGCGCAGACGGTAAAAACGGCATTACGCCGACGATCGGAGAAAACGGGAACTGGTATCTCGGCGACGAGGATACCGGGAAGCCGTCGAGGGGTGCGACCGGCCCGCAGGGCGCAGACGGTAAAGACGGCACAAACGGTACAGATGGCGCAGACGGGCACACGCCCGTTATCACGGCGTCCAAGTCCGGAAAGGTTACAACGATCAAGGCAGACGGAGAAGCTATCGCTACGGTCAACGACGGGGCTGACGGAACAAACGGAACGGATGGCGCTCCGGGCAAGGATGGTGCAGATGGCGCACCCGGTAAGGATGGCGCACCCGGCAAGGATGGCGCACCCGGTAAGGATGGCGTGACGCCGGATATCAAGATCGGGACGGTGACGACGCTGCCCGCAGGAAGCGAGGCTACGGCCAGCATGGGCGGAACTGCCGCACAGCCTACGCTTAACCTCGGAATTCCGAAGGGCGCAAACGGGGACAATGCGAATGTCACGAAGGATGCGGTTGTCGGCGCGCTCGGGTTTACGCCCATCAGCGCGGATGACGTGCCGGTCAAAAGCGTGAATGGGCAGACGGGCGAAGTGAAGAGCACGTTTTATGTAACGGTAACGCCTACAGGTAGCGGATACGCCGCAGCTGCTGACAAAACGGCTGCGGAAGTGTATGCGGCTTATGCGGCGGGTTATGCCGTGTATGCGGTAGTGAAATTTGAGAAGGTCAACGCACCATTGGAATTGCCACTTGTAGAAGCAGCGCCTTTCTTTGAAACATTCGTGCTCGGCTTCGGCGCACTAGGTTCGCTAGACCCAACAGCAAAGCCTCAGTATCCAACCGTCACTTATACCGGCACGGCATGGATGGCATGGCTTGGAACGTTGGCGAGATCGTCTGATATTCCCACGATTCCGACGGAACTCAAAAATCCTTATTCGCTCAACATCAAGATCGGCGACACGACGACGAGCTATGACGGAAGCGCGGCGAAAACCGTGGAAATCCCGGAGGGCGGCGGTGCGGATGCATCGCTCGGCATTACCGGCGCGGCTGCCGGTGAATTTCCGAAAGTGTCGGCGGTGAACGAAAACGGTGCGCCAACATCATGGGAAACTGTGGAAAGCGAAGAGGTGACGCTCGGTGGAGACGTACCGGCTCCAACGGATGCACAGGTGTCCTTGGCGGTGGACACTTGGCTGACGGAGCATCCGGAGGCGACCACGACCGTTCAGGACGGAAGCGTCTCCATTAAGAAACTTGGATACGGCAAGCATGTCTACGGCAGCAAGCCGTACTTTTGCAACAGTGTAGGCTCCGGCGCAGTATCCTACGGTTCCATCGGCGTGGTCGTGCCGTGCAAGGCTGGCGATACGATCTACTGCAATTTTAATATGTCCCCAAACGGCGCGTACAAGAAGCCGCAGCTGCTTGCCGCGCTCCCGGAAAACCAATATGGTGCAATCGCGCCGATTGGAACAATCGAAAAGGATGATACGACAAAGGCGTATACCGTGCCGGCATCCGCAACAACAGCAAAGGCGATGTATCTACCGCAAAATTTTGTTGGAATCCCGGCAGCAAACAACGGCTCCGTTGAGGATGCACTTGCGTGGATCAACAAAACCATGGGGACGGATGGGTCAAAATGCGCACAGAACGTACCGTTTGAAGATTATGATGCATGGTATCAGACGGCACAGGCAGAGCTTTTCGACATTGACGAGAGCTGTAATAAGCTCATGTATGCCTCGCTGTATCAGGCTGTTTCGAAGCTCGTCGGGGCGAAGGTCGCCGTCCTCGGCGACAGTCTGACGGAGCAGAGCGCGTGTTCGTTTATCACCAGTGCGTACAATGACCGCTGGATGGAAAACGTCTTGCGGGATACGGCGCTGACTGGCGATGACGGGAAAACCTACAAAGGCTCCGGATGGTTCGCGCTGATTGCCCGGAAGTATAAGATCAAGTGGTGGTGCGCCGGACACGGAGCGCAGTGGTGGTATTCCACGACCGAGCGGCCAAACGGCGCGACGGCGATGGTGCGCAAGCTGATCGACGGAACGGACGAGTTCGATTACATCGTGCTGGAATACGGCACGAATGATATCCTTTCCGGCTACACCCACATCGGCACAGCGGCAGACGAGGCCAGCGAGACGGCGACGACCAGCTGCGGCGCGATCAAGTGGTGCATCGAGCAGCTGCAAACGCGATTCCCCGAGGCGAGCATCGTCGTAATTTTGCCGAACATCCATAGCGGCGCGAACGGAGAGGCACCAGCCACGCAGCAGGCGTATCTGGATGCGGTTATACCAATCCTCAAAAAGTACAGTGTGCGATACGTCAACATGGCCGAGGACAGCGGCATTGTCAAAAGTATGATGTACACCGATGGCGTTCACCTGCGCTGGCCGGTTGTATCGAACAATGTCACACACTACACGAACGATACTCCGGCGGTGCGGAAATTCAGCAAGTGCCTTGAGGCAGAGCTGCTGAAAGCGTGAGGTGAGAGTATGGCATTAAAAACACTTTATAAGGATGGGAAACCGTTGACGCTCGGCGGGAAAACCTTGAAGGTGGATGTATCTGCAGCAGACTCCATCCAGCACGCCGACATTCCGGATTACGTCAAGGCCGAGGCATTGGCCGTGGCAGAGAAGGTGAACGCGATTAGGGCATCGGATAGCATTGTGTTTATTGCAGCATCGGACGCGCATCAGCAGGACAGCAGCGCGGATATCGTGGCCGGAAACCTGAACGCGGCGCAGGCGATGAAGGCGCTGACCTACATTCTGCCAGGAATCGATTTCTGCTGCTATCTCGGCGACTACACTTGGGGAGCCAGCACAACGACGATCGCGGAGACAAAGCAACATATTGCGGAGATCAACGCGGACATTGACGAAGCGTTTCAGGGGATACCGCAGTTTCGGACGGTGGGCAATCACGACGCGGGAGCGTATGCCGGCACGCAGAACGGGACGACGATACCGGATTCGGAGCTTTTCCAGCTTATCGGGAAATATTGCGAGGGAGCCACTTATGGCTCGACTGTCGCAGGATACTGCTACAGAGACTTCGAGAGCAAAAAGTTGCGCGTGATCTGTCTGGACACCTCGGAAAGCCTGACGGCGGACAAAGCGTCTACGGGCTATGTATCGGATGCGCAGGCAGCATGGTTCGCGAAAGCGCTGAAGGCGGTCGGAGCAAAATCCGGGTGGCGGGTGCTGACGCTTTCGCACCATCCGTTGGATTGGAGCATCGTGAGCGTATGCGCTAACATCGTCAAAGCGTATGTCGAGGGAGGAAGTATTGTAGTTGGCGGAGAGAATGTGAATTTCGCGAACTCCAACAGTGCGCAGTTTCTTTGCGCATTCCACGGCCATGTACATTGCTTTAAGGCCGCGAAGCTGAACAGCATTTCCGGCAACACACCGACAGAATTTAACGCATGGCGCGTAGCGATCCCCAATATGTGTTTCAGCCGGAACAATGAATACGGCAAAAACGGCAAGGGCGAGTATTACGGGATCGAATTCGGAGAAGAAACGACGTACAACAAGACGGCGGGAACGGCAGACGATACGGCATTCGTAGTAAACGTGCTCAATCCCTCTGAACAGAAGATATACAGTTTCTGCTATGGTGCAGGCTATGACCGGGAGATTTTCACCGGCGTTTCGTCTGTGGCGGTGACGGGCGTGACGCTCAATGCGACCTCCGGCGAGTTGACAAAGGGCAGCACGGTGACGCTCACTGCCACGGTGGCTCCGGCCAACGCAAGCAACAAGACAGTGGAATGGACGAGCTCCGCGCCTACAGTGGCAAGCGTTGCAAACGGCGTAGTCAAGGCTCTGACCGTCGGCACGGCGATCATTACTGCGAAAACCGAGGACGGCGGCTTTACCGCAACCTACGCGCTGACGGTAAAGGCTGCGACTGTGGACGTGCTGGCGACCTATGGCTACGCAGATAATACGCGCCTGTCAACCGGTTCCGGAACAGAAAAATCGGCAGCGGGATATGTGACCATTGGACACACCAGCAAGATACAGATCAGCAACAAGCTTTATCCAAATGGGCTGACGATCCGGCTGAGCGGCGCAGATCAGGTAACGGGCGGCTCGACGGCAAGCCCTTACAGTGACAGCGCAATGTGCTGGTATACAGCGGCTGGCGTGTTCTCAGCCGGCGTGTACATTCACAATGCGGACAATTTCAGCCTCAATTCAAAGATGGCGGTGGATTCCGACGCAAAGGGATTTACGCTTTCGTGGGAGGCCGGGAAAGCGCCGGAGGTGCAGTATGGAATTGCATTTGCCGTAAAGGGTACAGGCGCGAACCTTACCGTTACACTGGCTGCAAATTGAGGAAAAAATGATGGATACCTGCGTATGCTGCGGGCGGGCCGTGCCGGAGGGCAGGATGGTCTGTCCGGAGTGCGAAATAGAAAGCTTTGAAAGGAGTATCAAGATGGACGATGGAATTCAGGCGCAGATCGCCTCCGTGGAGGCGCGATGCAAGAGCAACTCGCACAGGATCGACGAGCTGGAGGCAGACAACAGGGCGCTGCATCAGCTGGCGACCTCGGTGGAGGTGCTGGCGACCAAGCAGGAGGCGATCGAGGAAAACGTGAACGAGATCAAGGCCGACGTGAAAAGCATCAAGGCGCTGCCGGGGAGCCGCTGGGAGGCGGTCGTGAGGGGCATTATCACAGCGGTTATCGCCGGGCTGATCGGCTTTGCGCTGGCAAGGCTGGGGGTGGGAGGCTAATGGAGTTCTCGAAGAAGTGGCTGCTTGGAAGCGGAATTGCCTGTGTGGTGTTGGCGATCCTGTGCGCATTCGGCCTGCCACTGGTGGAGATCACGCTTGCTGTTATCGCGGAGACGACGGCAAGCAGCGGATTTTACCTTTGGAAAGCAAAGAATGAGAACCGGAGCAAGTACGCACTCAAGTACATCAAGAGCCTGCCGGAGACTTACACGGCAGAGGAAAAGGCACGGTTTCTGGAAATCGTGCTGAAAGACTGAAAGGAGCACAAAATGGATTACACAGAGATCATCAAGGCAATCATCGCGCTCATCACAGCGCTGGTGTCGGCATTCTTCATCCCGTGGCTGAAAGCGAAAATCGACGCGGAGACGCTGAAAAAGGTATCTACATACGTCGATATCGCGGTTTCGGCAGCGGAGCAGATCTATGCCGCAGTGGACGGAGACGCAAAGAAAGCCTATGTGCTGAGATATCTGGCAGACAAGGGCATTCAGTTTGATTCCGAAACCATTGACAACCTGATTGAAGCGTCGGTGCTGAAGCTCCACCATGAGCTGTACGGAGGTGCGAGCAATGCCGGTAATTAAAGATGCGCTCACGCCGATCAACCATCGAGCGGGCGGCTGCACGCCGAAATGGATCGTCGTCCACTACTTCGGTGCGCTCGGCTCTGCGGCCAGCGTGGCCGAGTGGTTCAAAAATCCGCAGGCCAGAGCCAGCGCGCACTACGCCGTGGACGAGGGCGATATCATTTACCGGTGCGTAAAGGATACGGATGTGGCGTGGCACTGCGGAGATGGTACGCTGCATCCGGAGTGCCGGAACTGGAACTCCATCGGCGTGGAGCTGAGACCGAAGAAGGTCAATCCGAAGCGCATGGGAGCCTACGATACAGACTGGTTCTTTGAGAAAAAGGTGCTGGACAATGCCGAGTGGCTCATCCGAAAGCTCATGGAGGAGCACAACATTCCGGCGGATCACATCATCCGGCACTACGACGTGTCCGGGAAGTACTGCCCGCGCCCGTTCGTCGGCACGGACATGAACACCTACTATCACACCACTGGCAATGAGCAGTGGAAAAAATTCTTGGAAAGGTTTGAGGACGAAGTGGTAGAAAAGTCGAAAATGATCGTGGATGGCAAGGAGGTCGCCGTCGAACGCATCCTGAAAAACGGCACGAACTATGTCAAGGTGCGCGATATCGCCGCCGCGCTGGGCCTGAAGGTATCCAATAAGGGCAATATTGCCGTGCTGGATAGCAAGTAAGGAGGGTATATGCTGCGGGGGCTGCCGAGTCTGAGCCGCAGCGATTGGGAGCATTTGATCGACGAATGGATTCTTTCGGAGCGATACCGGGGAATCCTGAAGCGGAAGATTCTTGACGATTGGAGCCATGAGCGCATTGCCGAGCGCGAGGGCCTGAGCGTAAACGGCGTCAAGAAGATCATAGCGCGGTGCGTGAATGTACTGCGGGAGCATGCAAAGGAGCCGCCCGGATAGGGCGGCTCTTGTGGCAAAATTGCAAATTTAATATTCTGTTGCATTTACAATGAGCTTAATTTGTTCTATAATGAAATAAAAAACAGAGAAGGAGATTATACTACAATGTGCAAGCCTATTTACGCAAATTCGCTGACTGTTACTGCGAACGAGGCAAAGAACGAGTTTGTTTTTACATTTAAGCATAAATATCCAGTAGTTGGAGCGAATGGCGTTGTGGACAGCGACCAGGAAGAAACGGTAGCTGCAGTGATTGTGAATGAGCAGTTAGCAGAGGCACTCCCTGCAATGATGTCCAAAATCCTGAGTGAGCAGGTGGATTGATGCCTAATTTTTTCGAAGTTGTTGACAGAAGCGGGATAAAAGTATTCTGCACAAAAGAGCAGTGGGATTCTCATGTGGCGCTTAACCACAGCATCATGGTTTCAAACGTAGACGCAATCGTGGAGACGATTCGGGAGCCGGAACTAATTTTGCCAAGTCATGACACGAACCCTCCGCTAGATGAACGTCGGATATATACAAAAGAATCGAAAAGTGCTACATACTACCCGAAACTCAAATATACGCACGTCGTTGTGTCTGTCTGCGGCGGATCAGGCGAAGTTGTAACCGCATATCCTAATAACAACAAGAAAAGTGGCTGTGGAGAAGGTGAGGCGATATATGTTGCAGAAGAATAGCATCGTATTTGACTACGACAAGAAATTCGACGTCCTGTACATTGCCCTCGGTGACCGCAGTAATTCTTATGGTGATGATTCCGAAGGGAATGTGATCTATCTGAAAGACATTGACACGGATGAATTGACCGGGATAACGATCATGAATTTTAAGAAGAAGTATATCGAAAATAAACTTCCTGCATTTTCAAAGAGCATCCGAAAGGTGCTGCATGACGCTGAGAAAGTAGTTATGCAGTAATTGACAGTTGACTACTGAGCGTATATAATATGTGTGTAGCACAAAAGGATATTCGGTATTCTTTCCAAGGGCTGGTGCCTGCACCGGCCCCGTTTTTCTATATACAAGGCAGCCACTCCGTAAGGGGTGGCTGTTTTTATATTTTTTGTGCCCGAAAGGTGGCCGAAGAGTTGGTTTTTTGTTCTTCGTGGATGCCTCATAATGAGCATAGGAGCTGGCCAGCTTACTATTTTATCGGAGGTACTACTATGGAATACGCAAGCAAGGGACTCGCGGGAACTGCGCTGGGATTTGGCATCGGCGGCGCCGCGATGAGTCTGGCAAACGGCGGGCTCGGCAATCTGCTGGGCGGCATCGGACAGAACAACAAGCCGGCAGCCGCTGACGTCGTTGCAGCAGTTACGCCTGCCATGACGGTCGCCGCCATGCTCGCCGCGCGGCAGCAGGCGCCGACGTGCAGCGAGAACATGCCGGTCACGCGCTACGATCTCGACCGGGAGCAGAAGCTGGCCGCGAAGGACAGCGAGATCGCGCTGCTCAAGGCCAACACGTACAACGACGGCAAGATGCTGGAGGTGTACGGTTATATCGACAGGCAGCTCAAGGACGTCCGTGAGACGCTGTGCAAGCAGGCCGTCCACAACCAGCGCACCGAGGACAGTTTCACGCTGGTAAAGCAGGACGTCGAGTCCGTCCGCAAGGAAGCGCTTGATGCGATCAAGATGGAGGCCGAGCGCCGCTGCTGCGGTGACAACTCCATCGTCACCTACGTCAACGCGACCTTTTATCCCAAGCAGGTCGCCGACGTCACCACGGGCACCGCGACCACGGCGCAGACGCTCTACAACCCGATCCAGAAGTGCGGCGGGTGCTGCAACAGCTAAGGAAAAGGGGCGGCAATAGCCGCCCCATCCTTAAAGGAGGAAATCTGCAATGACAGTGACGATAGATCAGGCCATGCGCGGCGCGATGCGCTACGCAGACAATGAGGTCATCCCGCACCTGCCGGGCGGCAAGGGCATCGGGGCCGGCATCATGCTGGCCCTCATCATGGAGGGCAGCCGTGAGAAGATCCTCGCGCTGCGCGAGAATCCCGCGGTCAAAATGATGCAGATCTTTGACGACGCCGGAAACATCGACCTCGACAAGCTCTACAACGCGACCCGGCCGCGCTTTGAAAACAAGCTGACCGTATCCGTCCCGCTGCTGGGCGATATGCGGTTTGACCAGAATGACGTCGATAAACTCTACCGGTATATCCAGGAGGCATGACACGATGAAAGAATATGTCGAAAAACTTTACACGAAGCTGCACGAGGCCATGGAGAAACCTGTGACGCTGGGCAGCGCGGAGGAAGTCGGCCTGTACGCGAAGACGATCCGCAGGCTGGAAAAGCTGGACTGCCGCGCAGACGAGCCGGATGCGGCAGCGTTTGACCGAGAAACGGCCATACACTGGGCCGAGCATATGCAGAATGCCGACGGCTCGACCGGCCCGCACTGGACGATGGATCAGACTTCCGCCGTCGCGGATGCGAGCGGCATCCCGCACGACATCCCCCGCTGGGCATGGGGTGTGACCATGAACATGATGTACTCGGACTACTACGACGTGGCGCGGAAGTTCGGAACCAACGTGCCGGAGTTCTACGCGGAGCTGGCGCGGGCGTTCTTGATGGACAAGGACGGCCCCGGCCCGGAGGAAAAGCTTTGTGCGTATTACAGGTGCATTGTGAAATAAAAAGCAGCCCCTCTCCGATCTGGAGAGGGGCTGCGCCTTATCGGCGAACAAGCATCCCGATTATACCGTTAATAAACAGGATTTGTTCGGATAAGGCATCATCTGGTACGCCGGACAAATCAAAATCCGAACACTCAAAGCCATCTAAAGCCAGCATTTCGGGGTATGTGATCTGTGCGGAGTCGCGGACGTTGAAAAACATTTTGATGCGATCATCATAGATGTACACAGCGTTCACAAACAGCTCAATGATTTTTTTGCAGTATTCCGGGTCGCTGGAGCTGCCGACGCGGAACTGATCGAGCCATGCGACGATATCCTCTTTGCGGATCTCTACACGGCTGGCGATGCGGAGAGTCGCAAGGTCGGCCTCTAGCGTGCGCTTTTTGGCGTCCACCGCCTCGATGCGCTCATTGATCTTTGCAATGGCCGTTGCAGAGGCCGTTTTTATCAGCGTATCAACAAGCGCGTCAAGCTCTTTGTCGGCCTCGCGGATCTGGCGCTCCAACGGCTTAATGCCGGAGGCGTCATAGCTACGGGCATATTCGGCAACAACACGCTCGGCGGCGGAGTTGATCCACTCGTCCGTGAGGACGTACATACTGATATACTCCACAATATATTTTTCCAGTTCAAATTTCCGCTCGTTGCGCTTTTTGCAGGAGTGGGATTTTTTACGGGCTGAGCAGGTGTAATAGTAATGCGTGGTGCCGTTCTTACCGCGGCCGCACTCCCCTATCATGGGCGCGCCGCACTCTCCGCAAAAGAGTTTGCCGTGCAGGAGGTATTCCACCTTCGCCTTTGCGTGGCCGGGGGCCTTTGCGCTGGCTGCAAGCCGCTCACGCACCTGCTGCTTGAGCGGCTTGGAGACAATGGCTGGGATCGCGTCCTCCAGGACAAGATCATCACAAACATATGTTCCGGCGTACTTTGGATTGCGCAGGACGCGATTGATTGCTCCGATCGTCAGCTCATTCCCACGCTTGGCGAAATAGCCGCGCTGCCGACACTCGTCAACAATGAGCTTCTGCGCGGCCCCGGCGGCGTAGCGCTCATGGATAAAGCGCACGATCTGAGCCTCGGACTCGTTGATCGTGTAGCGCTTGGATACAACATCATATCCGAGCGGGGGCATCCCGCCGAGGCTCAGCGCTTTTTCGGCGTTCTGGCGCATCCCGCGCTTGACATTCTGCGCGAGCTGCCGGGAATATTCCTCCGCCATGGCCTCCAAGATGGCCTCGAGGAGGACGCTTTCGCTGCTTTCGTCAATTCCCTCGGTGACGGACAGCACGCGAACGCCGTTCGCGCGGAGCTTCTTTTTGTAAATGGCGCTATCGTAGCGGTCCCGGGAAAAACGGTCCAACTTCCAGACAAGCACATACTCAAACGCATGTTTGGAGCTATCCGAAACGAGCCGCTGGAACTCCGGGCGCGTTTCGGCATATCGGCCGGACAGCGCACGATCACAATACTCACCTACCACGCGGAAACCGCGCTGCTGCGCGTACTCGCGGCATTTGGCAAGCTGGCCGTCGATGGATTGATCGTTCTGGCCGGCGGATGAATACCGGGCGTAAATCACAACGTTGGCGAGATTCAGGCCATGATCCATAAAAACCTCCAAAGATACCGCTCCGGCAATGCGCCGGGGCGGCTATTTTTTATGCACGGAACCAACCTAGGGTTGGACTCAGGATATCCACCACCAGAGCAAAAGCGCAAAGCGCGACGATGCTGAGCAGGATAAGCGTCACAAGCCGGTGCATACGCAGGGATTTCTGCTGCTGCGCCAGCTGCTCACGCAGGGCCGCGTTTTCAACGTGCAGCTTCTCGGTCTCCGTGGAGGATGCGCCAGAATCAGACAAAGACTCCTCCCGTGGGATGGAGAAGTATTCATCAATGGAAACGCCCACCTCGCGACAGATCGGGCCGACGGTGTAGACAGATGGGTTTTTGATATCCCCGCGGATAAACTGCGCGACGGTGCCGACGGAAAGGTCGGTGTTTTCGGCGATCTCCTGATTCGTTTTGTGCGGCGTGATCGTCAGTTTCTGATCCCGGCACAAATCTGATAATTTTTCCTTCAAATTATGCCTTCTTTCTCAAAATAGTCAGTCGTCTGACTGCCAAAAGCAACTGTAATATGTTTACAAAGCTACCGAGAGAGGCGTAGTGTAAAGGCACAGGCGGCTCCCAATCGCTTGCAGGAACCAAGGCCCGTGCCGGATTTCGGCACCCGGCGCGGGCAAATCTTAAGCGTAAATCAAATCGAGGATACCAGGGATAACGCGGAGCACAAGCAAGCACAGGAGGCAAAGCGCGACTGCAACAATGAGGACGATTTTGCGTACCTTGCGGGGGCCGGCGGCAGCAGCGTCGTACTCCTCCTGAGTCATGCTGGCGGTGTACTCGTCGTAGAGCGCCGCGCCGAAGGAGTCGGTAAACTTGTTATCGATAATCATAATCAAATCGATCAAAGCGCCGATACCGCCGAAGCCGAGAGTGCAGAGCCAGAGGATACCGGTGCCGATTTTGCCGACATAAAAACGGTGCGCGCCAAAACAGCCGAGGAACAAGCAAAGGAGCAGCGCAACAGAGCGCTTTTTTTGGAGAGGCTGCGGCGCAGCCTGCACAGAGGCGCGGGCCTCTGCCTTGGCCTGATCTCGGACATAGTTGACGGTGCCGCAGCCGCAATAAGGACAAATCAGCGCCTCGTCGGCTATCTCCTTACCACACTTATTGCAAAACATCGTAAATCCTCCCAACAGAATCAGAATATTAAATTGCTATAAATATAGACTACGACAGAATTACATTTGGTGCAAGATGGAAATATGAACGAAAAATGAACGCGGAATTTGTGAAAGGATGGAGGAATTGGGGGAAATGGAAAGAATCGAGCTGTTAGAAGAAATCAAGAGGATGCTGGAAAGCGCGACGGAAAAAGAACTGGACATTGTGTGGCGGTTTTTGCGCGAGGTGGTAAAGCGCGGATAAAAAAGAGCCGGGGACGTTAACCGTCCTCGGCCATTTTTTTTGCGATCTCGTCGAGCAGATTCCACTCCTCTGCGCTGAGCTTGCTGATGATCGAGATAAAACGCTTTCGCGGCGCATCGTCCGGGTCAGCGACGATCTTACCGAAAAATTCGGCAAGCTCCTGATCGCGCGTGAGCTTTTGGAACATATCGCCCTCGCCGGTACGGAGCCAATGCTCGTCAACGTTAAACTCACGGCAAATCAGTTTGATAAACGGCTCGTTTGGTGTTGTCTTACCGCCCTCGAGATTTGTGATAACGCCTCTAGTGGTGCCGAGGCGCTCGGCAAAATCGGTCTGGGATAAGCTGGCGGACTTGCGGACATCTTTGATCCGCTCGTTGATGGACACGGTATCACCCCCTGATAGATACTATTATACACAAACAAAATGTATTGTCAATACAATGCTGATAAAAATATTTTGCGAGAATGTATTGACAAAACACTTGAAAGGTGGTATTGTGTATTCACAATACAAAGCGCAACAAAAAAATGTAGCGATAACGCGAGGTGATAGAAATGTCCGAAAAGGAAAAGCAAATAGCTGAGAGCCTGAGAAAAAACACAAGCGGCCTGTCCGCTGAGCAGATGCAGCGTCTGGGCGATATCGCCTATGGCATGCTGCTGACCAAGGAACTGGCGCAGGCGGAACGGAAGGAGGCGTAACATGCGGTACATAAAAAGAGCACTGCGAAACCTTGCGCTGCTGCTTGCCGGAGCGCTATTCGGCTGCGGCGTGTGCGCCGGGGTGGCGTGGTTGGTACAGCAGATTCGCGCAGGGACGGAGACGGTGCAGCATCTGGTGTGTTTGCCGGTGGCGCTGCTGATCGCAGCGTTGGTGCTTGCGGCGCTGGAAAAGGAGGGGTAACGATGCTGGCGGCAATTGCTTACCGGACGGAGGACGGCGGCTTTATCTCCGCTGCGCCGTTTGAGATCAAGCGCCCCGAGGAGGGCGAGGAAAAGCTTGCGGCGTTCGCGCGCTGGGCCGCCGAACGCTACCGGAAAGAGGCAGAAGAGAAAAAGGAGGAAAGCATATGAGCGACGTGGAGTTTATCACGGGAGAAAATCACCAGAGAGCGCGGGAGCGCGAATGGGAAGCACGAAGAGCCGAGAGGGACGGCCTGCGGGAAAAGAGAGAGCGGGTACGCCGGACGGCGCTCTCCGTCTGCTGGCTGGCAGGGGCGTTTTTGTCCGGCATGGCGCTGGTGCTGCTGGCCTTGGAGCTGGCCGGTGCGGCGCTGGCCTTCGGCGGAGCGGCGGCGATCAGCGCTGTACTGGGGAGTGTGCTGTATGAACTGTGAGGATATTATCAGGGCGCTGCGGTGCATATCCACACCGGGCGACCATACAAGTAACTGCGAGCAGTGCCCATACTGGAAGAAAGAACAGCTGAACGGGCGGCTCAAAGAGGAGTTGGGAACGGATACATGGACAAGCTGCGACATTGATAAGGTCGGTCTGGACGCAGCCGACAGGATCGAGCGGCTGGAGGCAGAAAACAAGGCGCTTCGAGCGAAGCTGCCGGAAAACGAAATTTAAGGAGGGGCCAATAATGGAAAACAAAAAGGAACAGTATTACATCATTCGGTGCGATCGGGCGGGCGTATTCTTCGCAAAGATCGCGGAGCGCAGAGGTGCCGAGGCAGATCTGGTTGATTGCAGAAGGCTGTGGTATTGGGATGGAGCGGCGAGCTTGTCCCAGCTCGCAACGGAGGGAGTGAAAGCACCTGGAAACTGTAAGTTTACGGTAACGGTACCGGCAATGACGGTACTCGGGATTATTGAGATCATCCCTTGCACCGACGAGGCGGTGCGGAGCATCAATGGAGTAAGAGTATGGAAACGATAAAAATCAAAGAGTTTCTGGCCGCGCGATCCGGCTACGGCTCCGGCGACGGCTACGGCTACGGCACCGGCTACGGCTCCGGCGACGGCTACGGCTACGGCACCGGCTACGGCGACGGCTACGGCTACGGCACCGGCTACGGCTACGGCTCCGGCACCGGCTACGGCTCCGGCGTCGGCTACGACGACGGCTCCGGCTACGGCTACGACGACGGCTCCGGCTACGGCTACGGCACCGGCTACGGCGCCAGCTCCGGCTCCGGCATTAAAAAGTATGACGGAGAAGATGTACATATGATCGATGGTGTGCAGACGATCATAACGGCGGTACATGGAAACATTGCAAAAGGCGCGATCCTGCAAGGCGATCTGACGCTGACGCCATGCTTCATCGCGAAAGTTGACGACTGCTTCGCGCACGGGGAGACAGTGCGTCAGGCTGTGACAGATGCGCGCGATAAGGCGTTTGAGGGCCTGCCGCAGGAGGAACGGATCACCGCATTTCTGGATGCGATCAAGCCGAATACAGCGTATCCGGTGATGACGCTGTACGACTGGCATCACCGGCTGACTGGGAGCTGCGAGGCAGGGCGAAAGGCATTTGCGAAGGATCACGGAATCGACCTGAGCGCAGATATGACGCGCGAGGCATTCTTTGAGCTGACCAAAGATGCCTATGGCGGGAGTGTGATCCGCGAGGCAATGCGGATCGCTGAGCGCGAGAATGATGGCGAGTAACGGGAAAATTCCGGTGGAGCTGACGCCGGAGCAGATGGAGGACCTGATCGACGCGGCCACGCGGGCCGCTGAGCAAGATCAGGAGGATGCGGAGATACTGAGCAGCCAGCCGCATATCGATCGTGAGACCGTCGGGATGCTGCTGGAGACGCGCAAGCGCCTGCTGACGCTGGCGGCGTGGATGCAGCATTTGTGGGAGGAGGCCGTGGACGAATGATGCGGTACACACCAAAGACAAATCCGGTCCCGCCTCCATGCGGGAGGGACTGCCCGGGACGTGCGCCGGGATGCAGTGCGATGTGCTGCTCATGGATGCTGTATCAGTCCATCCGGGAGCACATCTATCAAAAGCAGCTCGCAGAGAAGCACGCGCAGGAGCTGAATTTCGTGGCGCAGCGGGAGATCGCGCACGCCGGGAGGAAAGTAAGGAAGGGGCATTTGTATGCGGCAAAATAGCACAGATTACTCGGGAGAGCGGGCACCGCGCAGGCCGTGCGTGATCGCGCAGGCCGGGTACACCGGGAAAAATTATTACGCCGTCGTGTACCGCAATCAGAGCATTACGGTACGCGCGGGAGACGAGCTGGCCGCGATCTTTACGGCGGCCAAATACTGGGGCTATAAGTGGAGCGCACCGGAGTACCACCAGAACGCCAGGGCGATGAAGCTCCACTATAAGCCGGAGTTCCTGATCGGATAAAAAAGCCCTCGACCGGCGGCAACCGGACGAGGGCGCGGCCATAGGGCGGCCGCCAAAAGCTTTACAAGGAGAGTATATCATGGGAAATCGATATTTGCAAGAGGCAACGGAGATCATTCGCGCTGACGACGGGGAGGGATGAGGCACGATGCTGACGCATCTGAGCCTGTTTACCGGGATCGGCGGGCTGGATTTAGCTGCCGAGTGGGCAGGATTTACGACCGTCGGGCAATGCGAGTTTGCCGATTACCCGACGAAGGTGCTGGAAAAGCACTGGCCTGATGTGCCGCGCTGGCGGGATATCAGGACGCTGACAAAGGAGAGATTCTATGAGCGGACAGGCCTACGAACAGTTGACGTTATTTCCGGCGGATTCCCATGCCAGCCCTTCTCCGTGGCTGGAAAGCAAAAGGGCAAAGGGGATGATCGTTACCTCTGGCCGGAGATGCTGCGAGTTATCCGAGAACTGCGCCCGCGTTGCGTTATCGGTGAAAATGTACCTGGAATCCTCCGCATTGCCGCCGGGCAGGTGGTCAAGGACCTGGAGCGTGCTGGCTATCACGTCGTCGTGTTTAATTTTGAGGCTGCGGCTGTTGGAGCTTGGCACAGAAGATCGAGAGTGTTCTTCGTCGGAATCGCAGATGTGGCCGACGCCGACGACAGTAGGCTGCACGATAGCATCAGAAAAGAGAATCAATTTGATTGCGGACGGGAAAACGACATTTGCAAGCAATCAGGGGGAGCGTGGAGGCTTATCCAATCTGCGGGAGCACGTGCTTGCGCGGACGAAAGGCTTGTGGACAACGCCCTGCGCAGCGGATGCGCAGGGATCGCACGGAGGAAACAATCACAGGAGCTTGCGGACGGACGTTGCTGGGCAGCTGAACCCGACGTGGGTAGAGTGGCTCATGGGATTCCCGCCAGGGTGGACAGACTTAAATGCCTCGGAAACGCCGTAGTGCCGCAGCAAGCATACCCGATTTTTAAAGCATTGATGGAGGAGCTGAACCGATGGACTTAGAACAAACCGCGATTGAGCGGCTGCGGATGGCCTCGGATATGAGCTTGCGCTTGTACAAGCAGCCGCTTGTTATCACTTATTCCGGAGGCAAGGATTCAGACGTTCTTTTGCATCTGGCCGGGAAAGCGGGTATCCCGTATGAGGTGCTACACAGTCTCACAACGGCGGACGCGCCGGAGACCGTCTGGCACGTGCGGGATACCTTCCGGAGGTTGGAACTGGCAGGCGTAAAATGCACCATCGATACGCACAAGCGCCAAGACGGAACGAATGTAACCATGTGGAATCTGATTCCGAGAAAACTCATGCCTCCAACCAGACTGGTACGTTACTGCTGCGCAGAACTCAAAGAAGGCGGTGGGAAAGGAAGATGGATTGCAACAGGCGTTCGCTGGGCAGAATCCGAAAGGCGGAAAGCGTCGCGTGGCATTATGGAGACTATCCACAAAGACAAAGACAAGCGGATCATCCTCATGGATGATAACGACGAGCGAAGAATGCTCATGGAAAACTGCCAGCTGAAAGGCACGCGGACGATCAATCCAATCATAGTATGTCCGGCGAGTGGTGCGCGATGATGTCTGTTTTGAACAGCATCGGAAGCTACGACAGACTGCGCGAGCTTGCCGAGGCCGACAAGGACGGGCGCGTGATTGTGCTGCCGTGCAAGGTGGGGGATATGCTTTACGAAGTAACAGGTAGAAAAACAATCAGCGTGTATAAAGTTAAGGCTATTCGCGTGGAATTGTTCGAGATTTTTGTTGAGTGGAATATTGTAGATGGTATTGTTTGGCAATCTCTGAACGGCATAGGAAGCGGTGAAATCGGAAAAACCGTATTTTTGAGCCACGAAGAAGCCAAAAAGGCGCTGGCGGAAATGGAGGGCAAGAAGGATGACTGAAACATACTGTACCGCATTTATGGAGGACTTGCCGCCTGAAAAGCAGGCTGAGGGTCTGGGCGTTCAGGCCGCCGTAATCCTCGGCGAATGCTTCCGGTGCAAAGACTATGCACGATGCTCTACGGATGAGACGTTTGTGTTTCCGGCAAATGCTGCCTGCATGGTGCGCAGGGATATGGTTTTGAAGGAATGGGGATTGGAGGGCAAGAAGGATGGATGAACTGAAACCGTGTCCATTCTGTGGCGGAGAAGCACTTCTTGAACCGTACAGAGCAAGAAAAGGGTATGAAGCATCAATACAATGCAATCAATGCTTATGTTCTATGTCCACCATAACCTATGACGAAGAAGAAACGGCGATAGAGGACATTGTAAAAGCGTGGAACAGGAGGGCGGCGGATGGGCCAGCACAAACATAATCCTACGGCCATTGCGGCAAAGAATGGCGAGCTGCCGCCGAAGAAGCGAGAGCGGCGGCTGACCAAGAGGCAGGCAGAAGTGCTGCTACGGAAGAAAATCCTCGATCTGATACCTGGAACGTTTGCTCTTCCGGATGGAATGAAAGAAATACTTGCAAATGGAGGAACACCATATGTCTAGATCTGTAAATGAAGTTCTTTTCGG